TGGAACGCTGCGACGATCGCCTTCGTCAGCTCCTCGACGCAGCCCATATGGATGGTGGGACGTTCGAGAAAGTCCGTCGAGAGATGGCCGCTGATCCGCTTAACCGATGGGATCACACTAGGCAACTAACAAAGCCAAAGGAGAATGGAGCATGAGTGAAATCTGTTCTACCTGTCTTGGCAAGGGAGATTTCCCCAAACCTTGTCCTAAATGTGGTAAGGTTAAAAAGCCTTATCCACCAGTGCCAAAGGAGAACGGGGCATGAAGTTTCGAAAGAAGCCGGTCGTGATCGAGGCTTTTCAATGGACCGGCCCGTGGCAATTGGCGGTCGCACCTGACTGGTTGCAGGAGGCCTTTGCCAGGCAAGGCGGCCCAGGTAGTGCCTATAGAGATCTTAGCGGAGACGTAATGATTAATACTCTGGAAGGAACGCATCACGTCAGCAACGGCGACTGGATCATCCAAGGCATCAAGGGCGAACTCTATCCGTGTAAGCCTGACATCTTCGAAGCAACATATGAGGTAGCAGAATGAAACAAGGACGAGCTACTCGTGACGTCGCCGAGGGCCAGCCCAAGGGCCGACCTTACGCGATCAACCCTAACTTCCCCTCGCAGCTTGGGTCAGCGATCGATCCGCTTGCGGTCGAGAAGATGCGAGACGGGCAGGGCCAGATGCCTTTCGGCCCAACCGATGGAATGGCCGCAGGGCCTGGAGCTAACCGAACTGTGAAGCCCCATGGGGGCCAAGGAAGTCACTAATGGTCGAGATTATAGGAGGACCGCCCTCGGCCCCTGGATGGCTTGCCGAACGTCTCGGTAAGGCCTCCCCGTCAGATGGAGATCCGCAGAAGAATCTCCATCTTGAAGACAATGGCCAGACCGTAACCGATCCGGTCAAGACGAAGCATTCGATCTTTCACCATGGAGTACAGAGGAGATTCTGATGGACTGGGAACAGATTCGAGTTCTACTTGACGTTGCTCGTATGGCGAACGATCATCCAAAGCTGCACAATCTTCGCAATGCGGCGCTTGATCAGCTTGAGACAATGAGCACGCCCGAAGCAGAGGAGGAAGAATAATGGCTCGCCGACCGATCATCGAAGAGGCCTACAAGTCGATGCCTAAGGCTCCGTCGGGCCTATCTCGCCCTGGCCAACGAGACGTGCGGAATTACTCTCCCCCGAAGGGCCCGACGAATATCACCGAGGCCAAGGCCCCAGGTCTCCATGGCGATGGCCAGTCTGGAACAGAGTACTGCGGCTTGCAGAACGAGACTGATTACAATCCGGAAAGCTCTGGCTCGGCCGGTCTTGGTGGAGATTCTGTTCGCTGCTGTGGATCACAGGGGAGGCATTGATGGGTGAGTTAGCTCAATGGCAATCGCACAAGATTGTTCGGGCAGGCAAAGTGCTACCGCAGCAAATCGAAGATACCGGGCATTGCACCAGCATCCTAACGGTAGAGGACGCCAACGGTGCACCGTGTAAGGTGGAAGTATCGAGCGACTTTTTCGCGCGCGGCATGCCGACTTCTGACTATTACGTCGTGATCTACGACGATGGCTACAAGTCCTGGTCACCAGCGAGGGCCTTCGAAGAAGGATACCTTCGGCTGTGACCTCCCCCGTCGATATCGCCAATCGCGCCCTGGCTGCTATCGGCACGCGCTCGACGGTGGCCTCACTCAATCCCCCGGACTCGAATGAGGCCATCCAAGCGAATATCTACATCGACACCTGTCGCCGCCAAGTCCTCCGCATGGCGCCCTGGAACTCGGCGAAGAACTACAACGTGATGACGTTGATCTGCGCCGCCCCAGGGACGCCAGAGAACCCTACCGCGGGGACTACCGCTTGGCAAAAGGGTCAACCTCCACCCCCGTGGGTCTATGAATACGCATATCCGTCGGATTGCCTCCGTCCTCTATTCGTGGTTCCTCAGTTCACTACCGGTTTCACTGCCGGTGTTCCTATCACTACTGCTATTACTGGTGGCGCTCCTAATTTCTGGTCTGGACCCCCAGTGAAGTTCGCTGTAGGGGTCGATCAGGTCGTCAACGGCGTCCCAGCTGTAGGAGGCCCTGATGTCAAGGTCATCTGGACTAACCAGGAATTCGCGGTTCTCGCTTACATCAAGGATCTCTCTAATCCGGACGTTATGGACGATCAGTTGCAGGAAGCGTGGGCTATGCACCTCGCTGCGAGGCTTACGATCGCGCTTACGGGCGACAAGGCGCTTGCTAATCTCCGGATTAAGGACGCGAACGATATTATCCAGATTGCTCGGACCTCGGACGGGAACGAGGGATTGACGATTAACGATATCACGCCGGATTGGATAAGGACTAGAGGTATCGACTTCGCTTGGGATTGGGCTTGGACGCCGGAGTGGGGGGCGCTGGATTTTGGGGGGCTTTTGCCTAGCTACTGATGCCAGACAAACCTTCGCCTGCTGAAGCAATCTATCCTGGTGGTGTAAATAAAGACTTGGGTAACGCCCAAGTTGATAATCCATTCACACCGCTGTCTTTGGAAGACCACAAAGCTATGTTATTTGATACTCTAGTAGCTAAAAGGGCAGATCCAGCGTTAAATGAGGGATCTGTCGCTGATCGGCGACAGGCCGTTGAGAACATGCTAGACAACCATGGTAGAGTGCGAGGCCATAAAGATATCCCGGCGTTCAAGGAGTATCTTAGAAATTTACCCGAAGACGTGAGAGCCTACGATATGAAGGATAGCACCATCATATTCCATAGGCTCGCTAAGCCAGCACCCTTGGTAGGCTGATGTCTGAGAACGTAATCCAAACCTCTTTTGCCGCAGGTGAACTCGCGCCCTCGATCTTCGCTCGCACTGACCTTGCGACCTACCACCAAGGCCTTGCTAATTGCCGTAACTTCTTCGTCGACTACCGCAGCGGAGTATCGACTCGCCAAGGATCTGCCTACGTCCTCCAATGCCGATCCCTTGGCTCCCGCCTTGTCGGCTTCTCCGTCACGACTTCGGTCACCTACATGGTGGAGTTCGGCGACCACTATTGTCGATTCTACTCTAACGGCGCCCCGGTCCTCGAATCTCCCTTCGGGATCTCCTCGATCTCCAACGCCTCGCCTTCTATCGCTAACGTCCCAGGCCATAACTTCGTCGTCGGAGACTGGATCTTCCTAACTAATACCGTCGGCATGCCCCAGATGAACGACCGCTTTGCTCTTGTCGCGGGCGTAGTGGGCAATCTTATCACACTCAACGACGTCAACGGAAATCCAATCAACGCAACTGCCTTCGGTGTTTACTCCTCGGGTGGAACCGCTTCTCGTGTTTACACGATCTCCTCGCCTTATGCGGCCTCAGATTTATTCCCTAACTCTATCTCAGGAAATCCGGGGATCAAGTTCGCGCAGAGCGTGAGCGTTCTCTACATCACCCATCCTTCCTATCCGCCGACGACCCTTAGCTTTGCGGCGCCAACGAATTGGTTCTTCACCACTCTCGTATTCGGCACGCTCCTCCCTGCCCCTACCGGCCTCTCCTTGGTGGTAACCATCCCTGTCCCTGGCTCTGGGACGACGATCTCTACCACCTACCAATACGCCGTGACTGGTGTCGATGTCTTCGGAGAAGAAAGCCTCCCAGGCCTGACCTCGCAGGTGACCGTCTCCCCTGCTACAGGAAGTGGTAACATCGCCTCTGTCGCCGGGACAGCCACGATCTCTTGGGCTGCCGTTCCTGGAGCTACTTCCTATAACATCTTCAAGGCCGAGATCTCCTACACCGGCACGATCCCATCTGGCGCAGCCTTTGGCTTCGTCGGCAATTGCACGGGGACGAGCTTCATAGACTCTAACATTTCCCCTGACTTCACGACCGCCCCGCCAATCACGAACAACATGCCCTTCGCCTCGGCGAATAATCCAGGCGCAGTTAGCTTCTTCCAGCAGAGGGCCTACTATGGCGGATCGTCCGCCTTCCCTGCGTCCTTCTGGGCCTCTCAACCTGGGGCGTTCCAGAACTTCAACGAGTCCCAACCGGTCCAAGCCTCCGACACTATCACAGGCACGATCGTTTCCAACCAGTTGAATCAAATCCGCCATATGCTTCCTATGCCTGGAGGCCTCATCTTCCTGACCGGGCGAAGCGCCTATACCCTCACTACTGGCCAAGGTGCTAACTCAACCTTGGCGGTGACGCCAGGTAACGCCACCCTAATGCCACAGGCCTACAACGGAGCGTCAGATGTCACCCCGGTTGTCATTAACGAGGATATCCTATTCGTCCAGGCAAAGGGCTCGATCGTACGGGATCTCTCCTATAATATCTACGTCGCCATCTACACCGGAACCGACATCTCCGTTCGCTCCAACCACCTCTTCTTCCAGCACCAAATCGTCCAATGGGCCTACGCAGAGGAGCCTTTCAAGCTCGTCTGGACCATCCGTGACGACGGTATTCTCCTCTCGTTGACCTTCATGAAGGAGCAACAAATCTCTGGCTGGGCGCGACACGATACCCAAGGCCTGTACAAGTCCGTCGCGACGATCCAAGAAGGGCAAGTCGACGCACCGTACTTCATCGTCCAACGGACTCTTCCAAATGGAACGATAGTCCAATGGATCGAACGGATGGCAGAAAGGAACCTTACCTATGGCGCAGAAGACGCTTGGGCAGTTGATTCAGGAATTAGAAGTAGCCTCCCTACTCCGAGTGCAACTATCCAGATATCTGGAGCTAGCGGAGCCGTCGGAATTACCGCAAGCGCAGCGGTCTTCTCTTCTTCGAGCGTTGGCCAAGTCCTGCGAGCTGGAGGAGGAATTATCACGATTACAGGATTCGTATCACCTACAGCAATCAATGGAACAGTTACGCAACCCATAACTCAGCTCATCCAGGACTTCTCCACTGGTATTGGAATCCCCCCGCCCTACGCCGCAGGCTCTTGGTCTATCGCCACCCCAGCGACGAAGTTCTACGGCCTTGACTACCTTGCCGGCCAAACGGTCTCGATCAACGCCGACGGAGGGGTGGTCACTCCGCAGGTCGTCGCCTCTGATGGATCGATCACCCTTGCTTCGCCCGCAACGAAGGTCACCGCAGGTCTCGGCTTCCAATGCCAAGGCCAGACGATGCCGCTTGATGTGGGCGAGCCGACGATCCAGGGGAAGCGGAAGAAGATCGCGGCGTTAAACCTGATAGTTGCTAACACGCGAGGGATAAAGTCTGGGCGGACCTTGCAAACACTAGTGCCATTCAAGAACATGAATATCACCGTCCCGATTGGGTCTCCAATTCCGTTGATCACCGGCGACGATCGCATCGTTATGGACCCACTCTGGGACGTTGCTGGCCAGCTTTGGTTCCAGGTCGACGATCCACTTCCGGCGACGGTGCTTGGGGTTATCCCTGAGGTAGTGGTCGGTGACACGAAATGATAGTCACCATCGAACGCGTCACCACCTTCAACCTCCGCAACCTCCTCGGCCACGATTGCTCCGAGGAACTCTTTGCGGTGCATCTCGACTGCCTAACTTCGTCTACTGCGATCTGGCTAGGCCGCGCCGACGGAGTCGAAGCTTGCGCAGTTGGCGTGATCCCTCTCGGGATCTTCTCCGAGAGGGCCTACCTCTGGATGATCCACACGAAGATTTGCGAGCAGCATCCGCTACGCTTCATTCGCTGGTCAAGGAGGGTTCTTGACGAAGTCCTTGGCGCTTATCCTACTCTGGTCGGCCTCTGCCATTGCGATAATAAATATGGGCAGGCTTGGTTGGAGTGGCTCGGTGCTGTATTCGATCATCGTGATATTAATAGGCATCATAGTTTTAGGATAGGCTAATGGCCGCAGCTTCTCTTGCCCTCACCGCTCTTCAGGGAGTCACCCAGGCCGCGGGCTCGATCTTTGGTGGCATGGCCAACCAAAGTATGTACAACTACCAAGCGCAGGTCGCGCAGATGAATGCGCAGATCGCCAAGCAGAATGCGGCCTACGAGGGTGCCCTTGGCGAGGTCCAGGCGCAACAGCAGGGGATGAAGACTCGGGCGGTTATCTCTCAGACTCGCGCTACTCAGGGAGCCTCTGGCCTTGACGTCAACACCGGCTCAGCCGCAAGCGTTCGCTCCTCAGAGCTTCAGCTCGGCCAATATGATCAACAGATTATCCGCAGCAATGCTGCTCGACGAGCTTATGGCTTCGAGGTCGAAGCGGCAGGGGATATAGCACAAGCTGGGGCTTATCGTGCAGCTGGTGCAAACTCTATGACCGCAGGTCTTCTTGGCGCATTCACTTCGATCCTTGGCGCGGGAGGCAGCTTTGCCTCGAAGTGGCAGCAGGGGAAGAGCACTGGTATGCCCGAGTTTTATTCAGCTTCCACTGGAAGTGATTGGGGTTAGTCTTGCCCTCCATTCCCTATTCCCCCGTCCCTGACGTTGCGCCACAGAACATCCCTACCCCTAAGCTTCGGGTAGATACTCCGCCTGCGGCTTTTGGCGCTAACATCGCCCAAGCGATCGACCACCTCGGCTCGACCGAAGGTCAAGTAGGGAACGAACTCTGGTCTCGAGCCCTCGCGATGCAGCAGCTTCGGAATGAGACCGAAGCCACAGAGAAGTCAGCGCAGTACATCCAGGCCTCCGACAAGCTATTCACCGACTTCGAAGGCCAAAAGCGAGGTCTCAACGCCGTCGCTGGCGAAGAGGAACATCGTAAGGCTCAAGACGCTTTGCGCCAGCAGATGCGATCGACTGTGTCGAACCCGATGGCGCAGAAGATGTTCGATTCGAAGACCTTTGGGGACTTCAACCGAGCCCTCTTCAATGGCGCCCGCCATGCGGCATCGGAGAATCGATCAGCGATTGCGAACTCCTACCAGTCGGAGCTTGATGCCGCTACGGATACGGCGATCAATGCCAAGACGCCAGAGGAATTAAGAGATAAGCTTGGTCGGATCGACTCCACCGCGGGCGATCTTGCTGGCTCCGCTGGACTTGCGGACGATTCTCGCGCTCAGCTTGCATTCAAGTACAAGTCCCGTGCAACGGCGAACTATATCGAGGGCCTTTCTCGCAGGGATCCAGTCGCTGCGAGGAAGATGCTCGACGAAGAGATCGAGGGTGGTCGACTCCACGGGAATGATCGCGATAGGATCGAGGCTAAGGTCCACTCGCAGCTAATGACAACGGGTGCTAGCACCTTTGTTAATCAGAACGAGGATGCCTTCCGTAATCCTGAAGGGTTCCTAGCTAAACGTGGAAGCATCCGTGCTACAGGGGTGGATCAGCAGTTTGGGCAGAATCTCGTCTCTGCAATCAAGGATTATGAGGGCGCCAACCCAGGTAAGCTTGCACATATAGAATCTCTCGTGCGGACGTTTAAAGAGCAGCAGAAGATCTTTGGTGAACATGTCGCTATGGAAGGTGGAATAGCTGCCCATCCCGCGGCGCAACCAGGGACCTCTCGACACGAGTTCGGCCGTGCTGCGGATGTAGATTCGGGCTTCGCTGATTGGCTTCGACAAGGAGACAACGCCAAGAAGTATGGCCTTGAGTTTCTCCCTGGGAAGACCGGAGTCAACGACCCGAACCATGTACAGCTCGCGGGAGATGCACCGCCAAGACGAATTAAGACTCTTGATATCAACGAAAGAGGCTATGTTGAGGGCGCTGTGGGGCAACTCAAGGCCCAACTTCCTAACGCGCCGCCTGAGATGATCGACCGCGTTCGGGCTCAAGCACAGGCGCTCTATGGAAGAAATGTTGCCTATGATCATCAGCAAGAGCAGGTTAATCGAGACACGATTCTTGCAAACTTTGACGGGGATAACCCTCCAAGAACAATGGAAGAATTGCTTTCAGACCCGAAGAATAATGCCGCTTGGGAACAGCTAGATCAGAAAGATCAAGACGTCTTCGTTCGAAGGCTTCGTCAGCAGAGGGTCACTACGGATAACACAGAGTGGGCGCGACTTCGTGGAATGTCGCAAAGCCAAGATGAAGACGAAAGGCATAAGTTCCTCAACGAGGACGTTCTCCACAACGATAAACTTGCCCCTGGCCACCAACGCGAAATAATGAAGCTCCAAGACACGGTGCGTAAGCAGGCCTTTGTGGAGCCTCGTGTAGCACACGCTGAGCAGGAACTTCTCGACGCAGGGATTATCACTGTAGACGACGCTAAAGATAAGAACCTGATGGCTCGCCTACGTGGTACTCTGTGGGATCGAATAGATAGCTATCAAAAGGTCCGTGAGGCCTACCCGAAGCCGGAAGAGATCCGTGCTATGGGCAGTAGGATAATGGCGGAAATGCCATCGGACGTGAAATTCACACGAGAGTTTATCCCTGGCGCTGGATTCCGCACTTTAGGCAATTTCCTCGGCTTTGGAAGGCCAGGGAGGCTAATTGATGTTACCGTTCCCACGAAGGAGTCTGACGATATAATCGAGCAGTGGTCCTCGGGCCATGGAGGAATTCCGCCGACAGATGAGCAGATTAAGCGAATCTATATCGGCCAGCAGTACCAAGATCTTTACGGTAAGAAATAATGGTTGACTACTCCGCTGCGATCCAATCTGTCGATTCTTCTGATCGAGCGGCATCTAAGTCTCTTTCAACCGATCAGTCGCCTGATGATGCAGCTAGGTCGTTTGAGCTAAGTCGCGCCTCAGGCGTCCCTGCGCAGGATATTAATCAAGATATCCCAGGCTTTGAGCAAGCTCATAAAGCTCAGCTTGGGAAGATGCTTATCGATAATAATCCTGACGTCTCTAACTTTATCAACGCCCATCCCCTCCATGGCCAGCTGATTCACGACGACCTCGGCTCGCTTGACGAATACTCCCGCGCCTACCGACGGATCGCCCCTGGTGGTCATCCGCTAACTGAGGCAGCCAAGGGCTTTGCTGAAGGCTTTGGCAACGTTGGCGAGATTGGGCAGGAATATCCGCGGTTCGTAAGGGATGCAGATAAGTATCCAACAGCTACAGCCTTACTAGCTCCTGTCGGTATTCCGCTGGAGGTTGCCGGAAGAACATTCCGTGGCGTCACAGCAGGTGCCTATAGAGCTGTTAAGGCCCTTGGTATCAACGCTGGAATGGGTGAGCAAGATGCGGATAAGCAGGCTAAAGAACTCGCAGGGATCCTTGAATATGAATTGATGAAGCCCTCTTCGCGGATGATAGCTGAGCCTGCGGCTATGAGGCCGAGGGTAGCAGAGGAGATCCTTCCACCAGAGCCAAAGCCTGCGGCTCCTGGAGGGTTGCCAAAGCCGCCACCTACGATCGAGGGTGAGCTGACTGGTGGCCCAACTGATCTCTCCCGTCGTGGCTTCCTCCAAGGCGCAGCGGCTATCGCTGCTTCTCGTGCGGTTCCGAAGCTTCCTGAAACAATCGCTCAGCTAGCCAAGGCCCCCTTGAGCCGATTAGAAGATCCAATGCTGCCGCACACCTTGGCTCGGCAGGCTCTTTATAAACTTGGAGAGGATACAGAGCAGGCGATAGGATATCTTCTCGATGAGGCTGCGGATACTACGAAGTTGAAGCCTGTCTTTACAAAAGCCGCAGAGATGATTCGCTCTGGGCAAATAATGCGATCTGGGATAGGTGAAAGTCTTCAACAGACAATCCAAGAACTTGCGCAGCAGGAAGCACAAAGACTCAGGCCGTATCTTGAAGCTGGTGAGAGGCCTCCTTCAGGCGTTAGCGACCTTGTCGACGAGATCGAAGCGCAGCATACCGAGCTCTCCTCGAAGGCAACTGACGAAGTCATTGCTGCGAGGGATAAGACCGCGCTATCGCAAAGGTCCCCAGAGAAGCTCGAAGAGTTCACTCAAGGCTTGCCTAAGGGTACCACCCGAATCGCAGTCGACGCCTTCGCTAAGGTTCCTCCGGAGAAGTTCAATTGGATCCCTGACCTTGAGCAGAAGCTTGCTTCGGGCGCGACTTCGATCACCGTTCCGACGAACACCTACATCTCGAAGATCGAGAAGGAAATCCACGACGAGATTAAGGAGTTCGTCTCGCATGGGGAGGATCTCTCTCCTGCGGAAGTGAAGGAGTTGAAGGAGAATAAGGTCCCGCCTGAAAGTATTAAGTCCGCGGCCTTAATGCATCCAGAGACAGGCAAGGTCTATGAGGGAACAACGCACGCTACTGCCATAGAAGAGGCAGCCAAAGACTTCCCTGGTTATGATGTTTATAATCAATACCTGCGAGAGGGTTTCACAACTGATCGTGGTAGATTTGTAGGGCGCGAAGAGGCCCAGCGCATTGCAGAATCGCAGAAGCAAATCACTGAACGTGGTGCTGAAAGGCAAGCTTCTCGTCGTAAGGCGGGGGTTGACTCAAGCCTAATCGCTGAAGACCTTGCGCTCCAAACCATCCGCGATGGCGCGGGGTTCAATCCTCAAGAATTTGCACAGAAGATGCTACCTGCTGAAGGTGGGCCTCCTGGTAAACCGCCAGAGGAACCACCTTCCCCACCAGAGGGAGGTCCTCTACCAGAAAAGCCGAAACGCATCTTCTCCAAAGCCAAAGCCTTCGGACGAACCGAGCGGGAATACTCCGCCTACGAGAAACTCATCGCCCAGCGAGACGCCGAAGATGTTGAATGGAGGCTTAAACGTGCTCAAAAGCAGGCGGCCCTCGAGAACTCCAAAGCTTGGAAGGACGAAGCTTCTTCCATCCGGGCCGAAGTCAGGGATGAAATCTCGTCCCGTCCCGAAATTGCGGCCTATAGGTTCTTCCAAGACGGAGAAGCCTACGGGAACAAGCTAGCCAGGAGGCCGAAGATTAATGAAGCTAGCCTCACGCCAGAGCAGAAAGCAAGCTTCCCAAAGCAATTCATCGCCCCACGAGGCCGAGGATACGACCCAGATGCTGTCGCAAATCTGTTTGGACTTGGCGACGGTGACTCGGTTGTTGCGGCAATATCCGCACTTGAAAGGGAAGCGACGGCTGGCCGAGGCGATATTGTTGACCGCCTTGTGGACGCTGAGGTCAATCGACGAGTCGACGCCAAGCTTGGGGAGACCGCGAAAGAGCGGCTCGACGAGGCCTATGACCACGCGCTAAGCGTGACGCAGATAGAGTTAATCCATGAGCGGATGCTTCAGCTAGGGACTCAGGTTGGGACGGCGATCGAGATCCCGCCGGTGGCGACCAAGCTTGGGGCGTTGAATCTGCTTCATCAGGAACTCTTTGGAGGGATGTCGTCGAGGAGATTTCTCAACGATGCTGGGAGGTTCGGTCGTAGGGTTGATAAAGCACTCCTCTCCGACGATCCAGCGGAGGCCTTCAAGTCCGCCCAAGCGCAGTATATCGCTGCTGAGATGGCGAAGGAAGCGAAGCAGGTCGAGAAGGAGACCAAGGTCTTCGACCGGCTTGAGAAGCGATATCGCAAGCGCGAGGTTGATGGGAGGGATCCGGCCTACACGAATTGGATTCACGACATTCTTAACCAGATCGGTGAGGGTCGTAGAGATCCTAACGACATAAGGACAGAGATCGAAGCGGCTCCAGAGAAGACACTTCAAGAATTCATCGACGCTAGGGCCGCAATGGGACGTGCGATCTACATGCCTCAGTTTCTTCTGGATCGGCAAGCAAAGAACCTTGACGAGATGAACGTGCTTGAAGCACGCCAGGTCATGAACGCCTTGCGTTCCTTGGATAAGAGTAGCCGCGATGAAACCCAAGTCGTCACTGCCACAGGCAAAATCGACTTGAAGAACCTTCAAGATCAAATGGCTGAGAAGCTAGAAACACTCGGCGTAGCCACTGAGATAGAGAACCTCCCTGGCCTGTGGGGTGGATTTCGCAAGACTCTTCGATGGTATAACGCCGAATCACTTCAAATCGAGTCTATACTCAACCGTTGGGATCGTGGCGATGCCTTTGGGATCTTTAATCAATGGATTGGGCGGCCGCTGATTGAAGCAGCGAACTATGAGTCTCAGCTGCAAAAGGAGATTGCTAAGGATTACAAAGGCCTTCCTAATCAGCTAACGTGGGGAGAGTTGAATAGGACCGTTCCTAACACGATCTTTCGGAGCCCAAGGGACGCGTGGAAGTCAGCCGAGGGAAAGTACGACTTCTCGGATGCTGAGCCGATTCCGTTCACCAGAGCGCATCTTCGATCGGTCTTGCTTAATGCGGGGAACGAGAGTAATCTCAAGAAGCTCGCCGATGGCTATCAGATCAAGCCCGAGCAGATCAAGGATTGGCTCGATACCTACGCCAAGAAGGAGGATTGGGACTGGGCTCAGGCACACGGGAAGATGTTCGAGAAGCTTAAGAAGCTCTCTGATATAATGCGTCGGGACATGTATGGCGTGGCACCAGAGAAGGTTGAGCTTCAGCCCATCCAAACTCCACATGGGGAATACGAAGGTTGGTATCATCCTGTGATCTATAGCGATATATGGAAGGGCCAACGTGTCGCAGCGTCGAAGCCGAGTGATTTATTCGTCGGAAATAATCCTTGGTCTCGCCCAAGCACTCCTGCCGCCTACACTTACGAGAGGACTGGCTATGTCGCGCCGATAAATCTAAACTTCGATCAGATTCCCGCCAAGCTTTCGCAGGAGATTCATGATATCGCCTTCCACCAACCTGTTGTAAATGCAGCGAAGATAATAATGGATCCGAAGAATCGCTTCGTCAATACTGTTTCCAAACACTACGGAAAGGCCTATGCTGATTTATTCGAGCCTTGGCTTAGAGACATTGCGAATGCAAGGAATTACAATGGAGCCAACCAAGAGATGGGAGAGTACATTCGCAACTATACTAGGGCTGGCTGGGTCCAATGGGCGATTGGGTTGAACCTTGGTACCATAGAGAAGCACACGCCTACGGCCTTAATGAACTCCATCTCCGAGGTTGGTGGACGAGAGTTCGCCGACGCTGCTGGTAGCCTCCTTAACGAGGGTCCGGTTCGTGGAGAGAAGAACTGGGATTGGGCTATCCGTACCTTTGATGAACTTCAACGGCGTCACCAGAATTGGATGGAGAACGTCAGTGGAGCGCAAGAAGCATCGCTTGCCCCTATGGGTTTTGAGGCAGCAAGACAGAAGGTGGCAAGAATCAGCACTTGGCCTGTTGCCTTTCTTGACCTCGCATCAGCTGTACCAACTGCGATTGCGGCTTACAAGACGGCGTTGGATGAAGGCCGAAGCTTTGGCGATGCCGTCTACGCAGGCAATCGAGCTGTTCGTCGAGCACATGGAAGCACCGCCATTACTTCCCGAAGCGCCTTCCAACGAGATTATCCGGAGATTACTTATCTGTACAACTTCATGAGTCGGATGTATCAGTACGGATACGAGTATTCATGGAAGGCGAAGGATATCGCCACTGGACAGGCTGGCTCTAAGGCGCCGGAGTATGCAAGGAACATAATATTCGGGTACTTCGCCACGGTGATGTTTATGGGTATGGTTGAGACTGCGGTGTCGGATACTGATCCTGATGAAACTTGGGAATCGTTTGCGGGGAAGTCGCTTGTTAATGGCATGACTGCGCCTTTAATTGGCGTAAGACAGCTCGTCCATGCTATTATGCATAAGAGCGACCCGGTCATGGGCCTTGGTGGCGAAGAGATGAAGCGACTCACAGATCTCGTTCGAGATATCAAGACCAAAGGTTATGGTATGTCTCCTGATCGCGCAGGCCGCACAATCAAGCATGCGAATGACCTATTCGGATTTCTAACTGGCTTGTCCAACGCCGAGATAGGGAACATGCAGGAATATCTCTACGATCTTGATCACGGCAAGGCCAAAGTAGGAGATTGGTGGCGAGGGCTACGCCGAGGCAAGACAGATAAGCCTACGTCAGAAGAGAATTTCCTTAAACTCCTAAGAGGAGGTAAAAGATGATAAGTTACGGAACTATGTTTGGTATCTTCACGACGGTGCTTCTTGGCATTGGTAGCGGAACCGTTGGGCTTACCGATATCGTTCCAACGGACTACATCCACTACGCTAAGAACTGGGCGCTGTTTCTATCTACGATCAACAGCGCTATCTTAACCGGCCTTGTACATCAGGCCACTCAGAATGGAGGTGCAAAGTGACGGATAGGATGATGCAATTCTTTGTCTACGATCACTTGCCTAGCCATTTGCAGGTGATCAGTAAACCATTTGGAGAACTCGCTCAGCATATGGTCGATACGTTGCCCTTGAATGCTGAGCTTTCCGCCGGTCTCCGGAAGCTTCTGGAGGCCAAAGATTGCGCAGTGCGCGCTCAACTCTATAAGGAGATAAACGATGCGTAAGCTTCTACTTCTCACGGCCCTTCTCGCGACCCCGGCCTTCGCGGCAGACCTCCAAGTTCGCCCCTTAAAGGCCGTTACCCCTATCCCAGCCTGCTCTTGGTGTGGCCTCTACTTCGGGGCTAACGCTGGCTACGGCGGGGCTGACTTCATCGCCGACTTCAACGACTCCAGCCCCGATGCAGACTTTAAGACTCTTTCCGCCAAGCACAGCGCGAATAGCCTTCTTGGCGGTGCCCACATCGGCTACAACTACCAGCTCGGCCTCATCGTTCTCGGCGCCGAGACTGATATCTCAATGACGGGGATCAAGAGCAACGTGAACGGCGTGGAGTCCACTCTGCCTTGGCTGGGCACCACGAGGCTCCGTGCTGGTATTGCGCCCACTGAGTATCTCTTGGTCTATGCGACTGGCGGCGCTGCTTATGGGCATGTCAAAGCAGGGATCGGCCCTGATGTATTCACAACGCCGACAGTCGGCTGGGTCCTCGGTGGTGGTGCGGAGTATAAGCTAACTCCCAACCTCGGTCTTGGCGCTGAATACCTTCACGTCGACCTCGATGGCCCTAGCGTAACAAATGGACTTCAGACGCTCGGCACTCGGGTCCCGGTCGATATCGTCCGAGGCCGACTTAGCTACTACTTCTGAAATCCTCCCAACTAGGGGGCTTCGGCCCCCTTCTTTTCTTGTGGGTCAAATGGAAAGCTTCCTCTCCTTCACTTTGGGTAATGCCGTAACGATTGTCTCATTCATCGTGGGTGGCATCATGTTTGTTAATACAATACGCAAAGACGTCTCCTACCAGGGAGAACGTCTTGCCGGCGTTGAAGAGGAGATGAAGAAGATGCGCGAAGTGATAATCGCCATCGCGCGTCAGGAAGAGCGAATGTCAGCGATGGATCAGCGGATGCTGTCGCAAGGAGCTAGAATTGACGATGTGATCCGCAGGCTTGATCGCTCTAGGGAACCTTGAAGGATTCCAATCCAAACCGATCCACGGATGCCACAGTTAGCATACGCGAGTCTTTCATCAACGTGATGGTTCGGTCGATCGTATTGATCGGCATCCGCTGGGCCATAAACATAATTAATTGCCCTGACGAAACTGTCCCCTTCTCCTTTACCCAATGAACAACCTCGTCGATCGCGCGTGAGTCAACGCTGCTGCTCACTTGGAAGGTGAAAGGCATGTAGCGTTCGGCGCTGAGGAGCCAATCTAAGGCTCGGTCGAAGTGAACTCGATCCAGCACAAGCTCGTCACCGGCGTCGACTGAGGCGATGATAGAGAGCTTGAGGAGATGAGCAGATCTTCGTGAGTTGTAGTGCACGAGCCTGGGATGGGTTGGAGCAGGAGGGCAACCGGCTCTTCTCCAGGCGTTGTAGGCATCGCGGTAAGGCTGAGTAACACTACACTGGCCTTGCAAAGCGAAGATCGAACGGAGGTCATGCTCAAGGTCCTCTGAGTAGAATTCCTTTTGGTCGAAGATATCATCCTGCATAGGCCTGTCGTCGGAGAAGATCAATAAAGTCCTCGACATAAGGCCTTGGTCCCAAACCCCTTCAGGGAGGGTCTTGAGTAGGTGCGAGGTCGTGTCGCCTGCGAGGACGCTGAGCTGCGGGTGTTGGATCCTGATACTAACGTCGCCGTGCCTTCGAGTTTGCGAGTAGGGAAGGCAATCATAGACGGTAGTTAGCACTGCGACGAGGGCACGATCGTACTCGTGCATTAGCGCGGAAAGCTCGTCTGGCATCGCAAGCATTGAGTTGTAGTCTAGGCGTTCGTCGAACTTGGTGCTAACGTCGATTCTAACCTTCGCGGCGTCAAGGGCGTCTATTAGACTCGCGCCAGTTACGGATGTAGGCGCAATGTGTAAGCCCTCTAGTTCCCTTAGATATTTTCCAATCGCGGAGATACTTTTGGATTTCCCTATCCCTGGAGGGCCTACTAAGAAGGCATATATATTTGGATATAAGGGCGCACTCGTCTGGACCCACACCTTTTGTTGCAATACAGCCCCTAAACCTACAATAGCGGCCCATCTTCGATATATCTCTGGGGCCTCAAGCCCTTCCGTTTCCTCAACGAAGCGGTCGATCCAGGACGCTAATCGCCTCTGGCCGCTTCCGTTTGTCCGTGCCTTTATAGGAGCGAAGCCCGGACGGGTTTTGTTGTTCATTGTATTCTCCGAAATTCCAGCCGACCTTGACTCCGTAAGGGATAACGAGATCCCTGTCCCCAATCCGAACAGGGTAGCGAAGCGCAGCAAGGATCTTCGGGATAATTTCATCCTCTTCCTCCTCTAGGTATTGGACTACGACGGCGTCGTGGACTTGCATGAGAAGTTGACAAATACGCAATCGCCAACAAGAAAGCATTCCTTGATTGACAATGTCTGCGAGCGAACCTTGGGGATCATAGGCGATAGCCTCACGGAGAGTCGCAGGATCGTTTCTTCGCCCCCAGAATTGACGTTTTCTTCCAGTGAGATTGACAATGGTCCCACTCTCTTGTAGCTCTCGTTCAACATGTGCATGCCACCTCAAGTGTGCAGGAAAGGCTCGGAAGTAAATCGGTTGAAACTCTTGCACCAGCCCAATCTCGACCCTCGCCTGCTGCGCTAAGGTCGCCGGTTTACCATCATAGTTTGTACCATGTCCAATCTTCTTACACATGTCTCGTCGCGAATGGTGACGGTAATACGGCTGTTTGGCCAGAGCCTGATCAGCTTCAAGATTTCCCGTCCAACCAAGTTTTGGCCAGACCAGCTTCGCAACGGTCGTGTGTAGGTCACTTGTTTCGCAGGCGTCGAGATACTTACTGTCACGGAAGAGGACGTACTCGATGCCTCCAACGACACGACTTTCGCCTTGTTCTGCATCGAAGTAAGCCATCTTCATTCGAGGGTCGGCGATCAGGACTGATCGGAGGAGGTCTTCGATGTTTTGGAGATTTCCTCCTGTACCGAATTCACTAAGGCTTGAGCTAAGCCTCCCAGTGTTGGTTCCGCCGATGTTGTATGAGGTTCTAATACGACCGTCAGGGTCAACATCGCCGGAAAGGACCCCGATCTTCTTACCGACATCACGCATGAGCTTAATGTGTGAGAGGATGGGTCTTGCAATAAGATATTCCTCCATACGCTCAAGAGCATCTCGGTCGACAGTGATAGTTCCTCGCTTCCGAATCGGTGGGATATGTAGTTTTCCATAGAATAACTCCCTTAAGTTGTCGTTGCTTCGCCAATTAAACCCAACCATCCCAAGGCCTTCGCGGACTATCCGCTCTAGCTGGACTTCAAGGTGGTCAAGTTGTTCGTGATATCGTTCAAGAACTTCGAGTCTTCTCTGTTTGTCGACCAATACTCCGCGTAGTCGCATCTCAAGCACTGGACCTTGAAGCTCCTTTGAAAACCTATAAGTTGCAGAGGTGTGATTGTCCAACTGTGGATGCAGGACGTCGAAGACTTCGGAGGTGATACAGCAGTCGAGGCC